GTCTAAGTGGCGGATTTATTGAGCCGTTAGAGAGTACAGGGTTAGCAAGTATGACAACAGGTGTTCAAGAACTTGCAAAAATGATACCCCAGCAATGGTATGATGACAAGAGAATTAGTGCTTACAATAATTATATGATGGATTGGTATGATGATGCTGTTGATTTTATTAACAGTCATTATGCTGATACTGAATGGGATACACCTTTTTGGAATTTTGTAAAAGAAACACATGTAAAATCAGACAAACATAAATTTTATGAACGTTGGTTAAAGGATCCTAAAAGAAGTTTTTACTCTAGAGTACATTCAGTTACACTATTTCATCCACCTAATTGGCAACTTTGGTTAATACAAATGGGATATCCAGCACACTCTGATGTATCAAGGATACCAAAATTAGAACTAGAAGAACAGCAACAAGAGTTTATGAAACAAGAATACCTAAGACATATAGTTAGTATGTCACACTCTGATGCAATTGAAACTACTAACTTAGGTGTTGACTGGTTTTCAAAAGCTATGAGTCGTACAGATAGAGATATAATGCTATGAAAATAGTTGTTGTTGGTGGAGGCACAGCTGGTTGGCTTGCGGCACTTTTAATTAGTAAAATTAAGCCAGAACATACAGTTACTTGTATTGAAAGTACTAAAGTTGGAGTAGTTGGAGTAGGCGAAAGCACTACTGGTGCTCTTACAACTATTATACAAAATGAAATGTGGGACCTTGGTTGTAATGAACAAGACTTTATTAAAGAGTGTGATGCTACAATTAAGTTAGGCATTAAACATATAGGCTGGAATGAAGATCCTAGTAAGTTTTATATTGGTCCTATTGATGGCACTCCTACTAGTAATGACCATGGTGATATTGTTTTTCAACATGCTTTAGGCTTTAGAGATCAAGATTTACTACACATTGCAACAGAACTTGGTTATAAAATACATCACAATAAAAATACACTTGTACAAGTTAACGGCAATCATGCATATCATATGGATGCACATCTTGCAGGGCAATATTTCAAAAAAGTTGCTACACATGCTGAACATATTGATAGTGAAGTAGAGCATGTACAACTTGATAGTGAAACAGGTTTTGTTACTTCAGTAAAATTAAGTAATGGCAAGACAGTAGAAGGTGACATGTTTATTGATGCTACTGGATTTAATAGAATATTAATTAATGCAGTTGGCGGCAAATGGAAAAGTTACAAGGATAATTTACCTGTAAACAGTGCATTACCGTTTCATTTACCATATGAAGATGATGAAGTTATTCAGCCAGTAACTAATGCCTGGGCACAAAATAACGGCTGGTGTTGGCAAATACCTACAAAACATAGACGCGGTTGTGGCTATGTATTCTGTGATGATTTTGTTACTCCTGATCAAGCACATGCAGAACTTGAACAAACAATTGGACGTAAAGTTGACCCAATTAGGCATATTAAATTTGATAGTGGTAGACAAGAAAAACTTTGGATTAAGAACGTATTATCAATTGGCCTAGCTGGAGCGTTTGCAGAACCATTAGAGGCAACAAGTATTCATACAACAATAATACAGATAAAACATTTTGTTTTTGGTTGCTTAGGAGCAACTAAAGAAGAGACCTGTAACATTGGAACTGTAGATGATTATAATAAAAAGAATGCTCATTTATACGATACAATGAAGGACTTTTTAGTAGCACATTATACATGCGGGCGTAAAGATACAGAATTTTGGAAGTATATTAACAGCGGTGCAACAGCTACTGACTTTGTAAAGTCTATGCACGAAGTTTGTAAACACAGAGTACCTAATGCAACATTATTCCCAAGACCAGAGGGCGGAGCGGGTTGGCCGTTGTGGAGTTATGTACTTGCAGGTACTGGCAAACTAACAGCTGAGGTTGCACAAAAAGAATTAAAATTTAATAACGATGTACAAATTAGTGATAGTGCGTATCGTTATCATGTTGAAGTTTTTGATCAAGGGATTCAAAATTTGCCAGACAACACACAATACATAAAGGGTATGAAATGAAAGTTTTAGTACTTGGCGATGTAATAATCGACAAATATATCTACGGAACATCAACACGTATTAGCCCTGAAGCACCTGTACCTGTTATAACTTATATTGAAGAAAAAGAAACAAGAGGTGGCGCAGGACTTGTATACGAAAATTTAAAAAGTTTGGGTGTTGACGTTGATATGTTTGAAACGCCTGGGCAGATTAGTGTAAAAACAAGAATAATCTGTGACGGACATTACATTACACGTATTGATGATGACGCACAAGCTGACAGTACTGCTGTACTCCAACAAGTGTTAGCAACAAATTTTTCTCAGTATGAATATGTTGTACTAAGTGACTACAACAAGGGTGTACTAGACGAAGCAAGAGATATCATAAAACATATTAATACGTTTGGTTGTAAGATAATTGTTGATCCTAAGGAAAATTTTTGGTATTATGAAAATGCTTGGTTAGTAAAACCAAACTACAGCGAATTTGAATCTTTAGAATTTGATAGTTGGTACGGTAACATTATTACTACTAATGCAGGCGATGAAGTTATTGCTACGATTGATGGTAAAAAATATGAAATACCGGTAGACAATGTTGAAGTATCTGATGTTACAGGTGCTGGAGATTGTTTCTTAGCAGGGTTTGTATATGCACTTACACAAGGGTATGATTATGGAAAGTCATTAAAACTTGCAGTACGTGGATCAACAGAAAGTGTAAAACATTCTGGTACATATATTCTTAAAAAAGACGACTTAGAAGATGTAGTTGTATGGACAAACGGAGTGTTTGATATATTACATATAGGCCATTTAAAGCTACTTAGACATGCATACAGCTTAGGAAATAGACTTATAGTGGGCATTAACAGCGATGCGAGTGTGAAGCGTTTAAAAGGTGATTTAAGACCCATTAACGATGAGACCACCCGCAAGGAAGTGCTCTTAGAGCTTGGTTTTGTAGATGATGTCATTATATTTGATGAAGATACTCCTTTGGAAGCAATGACCAAATTAGAGCCAGATATTATAGTAAAAGGTGGCGATTATACATTTGATACTGTAGTTGGAAATCACTTAGCTAAAGTTATTATATTTCCTACAGTTGAAGGACATAGTACAACAAGCACAATTAAAAAGATTGACAGCAACAATTAAAGATAGTATAATAGTAAAAAGAGGTAGAAATGAAAGTATTAGTAACAGGACATAAAGGATTTATTGGTAGTTATATTGCCAATTATCTAACAGAAAAAGGTCACGAAGTTGAAGGCTTTGAATGGGTTGAACATGTAGTGCCAGACGTATCAGCATACGATTGGGTAATACATTGTGGTGCAATATCAGATACTACTGAAAGAGATATAGATAAAGTTTGGGCTCATAATTATGAATTTACATTACGATTAATGCAAGTTTGCGAAAATTATAATACTAATATTCAGCTTGTAAGTACTTCTGCTGTTTATGGTAACAACACAAGTTTTAAAGAAACAGATCCTGTTTATCCACAAACTCCTTATGCATGGAGTAAATTTCTTATTGATAAGTTTTTAAAAGAAAATGGATACGAAAACTTTGGTATGCTTGTACAAAACTTTAGATACTTCAATGTATATGGTCCTGGAGAAGGGCATAAAGGTGATCAAATGAGTTTGGTTAGCAAGTTCCAACAGCAAGCCGCACACAATGGTGTAATTAAATTATTTGAAGGTAGTGACAAATATCAAAGAGATTGTGTAAGTGTACATGATGTTGCAGTAGTCCATGAAAAGATGATGCACGAAACAGATGCATGTGGATTATATAACTTAGGAACAGGCAAAACAAACAACGTTGAAGAAGTTGCTAAAATTATTGCTAAAAAGTATAATGCAAAAATTGAATATATTCCAATGCCTACTCATCTAAAAGGACAATACCAAGAATACACATGTGCAGATAATGAAAAACTGCACAACACTATAGCTATGAGACACTGGCACACAATAGAGGAGTATATTAATGCAACCAACTAGACTAGAAGGTAAAATAGACAAAGGCTGGGGATACGAATTAATCTGGGCAACTAACGAACACTACTGTGGTAAAATTATGGTGTTTGAAAAGGTTGGATCTAAGTTTAGTATGCACTTCCATAAAGAAAAAGATGAATCATGGTTTGTTAATAACGGAAGATTTTTATTAAACTATGTTGATACAACTACTGCTGAATTTAAATCATTAGAACTTACTGACGGTATGACTTGGAGAAATCCTCCACTAATGCCTCATCAATTAGTTTGTATGGAACCTGGAAGTAGTATTACCGAAGTAAGTACCCCTGATAGTGTTGAAGACAACTATCGAATTGCACCTGGCGATAGTCAAAAGCCAAAGCCTCAATTAGAAGAAACTAAGGACGAAGCAGGCTCTTAAGCCTGTGCTTCACCCCATTTAATAATAATATTAGCGTTTACTGCCGCACCTGACGTTTTATATACGTTTAGTGCAAGCACGTCTGGACCATTTGGGAAAGTACCTCTACCACCTAGTGTAGTATTTGTAAGTTCTTTCAAGTCTTTTAGATCCAATGTAGATCTTTCTCCAGGTTGTGCAATAAATGAGAACACAGTTTCACCTGGCTGTGCAAATGGTGGTTGACTAAACTCAAAGTTAATTAAATCACCTGGGCTAACTGTACCATTGTATGCATTGTTAAACGTAACCTTATAGTATTCAAGAGTACCAAATAGTAATGGTCCTTCAATATTCGAAACACTTGACGAAGCTGGAAAAGTAACATCACTTTGGTTAGTTGGGGCACCACCTGCATCGCCTAATGATGTACCTGGTTTAGCTCCTGCTGAATCCCAAACACTCTTGGTAAAGTATACGAAACTTGAGTTTGCTTCATTACCACCTTTTTGGAATGTTTGTGTAGCACCGTTACTTGAGTTTGAATTTGCATTACCTGAGAAGTAAACTAGATATCTTCCGTAAATTGTTTGGTCAACAACCTGTTGAATTGTAGTTCCTGCAGGGAAGTATTCATTTCCTCCTCCGTCAGCATTAACTTGATCACCAGCTTCTAAGTTAGCTGTTTCCCATGAAGTTTGATCAAAATAAGCATAGCTTCTGTTAGTTCTAAATGACCACCATGGCATTAATTGTGCTGTAGTTGTAACCTGTGCCATTACTGCCGCTGTACTATATGTTGCTGTATCACCACTATTCCAGTTAGTAGAACCACCTGATGCAACCTGTGCAAAACTTGGCTGTCCACCTTGTGCTAGTCCTGACAATCCTGTCCAACCAATATCATTTGGGTTAAGTGGATAGTTTTGTGGATTAAGAACACCTTCAATAACTATACCGCCGTAAATCTTTGAATCATCTGTTGGATCTTGTCCATCTGATGTAATCTCTAAACCTTGCATAAGCAACTGAGCTCTGTTTAGTAGTTCTCTATCACCTAAGTCTCCAACAATAGCATTACTAACACTTGGTGCTAGTCTTAATAAAAACGCTGTCTGTTTAGTTGTACTAATGCTTAGACCTGTTTCTGTGTATGAGAAAATATAACCTCTATCATCATCAAAGCCGCCGTCTGTAATAAATGCTGAACCCCAGTGTGATATAAGTGGAGTAATTGTATTACTAATTAAAATTACACCAGTTCGATTAGCGTGTCCACTTGCCGGACCTGCGTTATACTGCCTAGTTGAACCAGCTTGGAAGTTCTGTAGTGAAGTTCCTCTTGTAATGTTTGTAAGTCTTTTTAGTGTGTGATCAATAGTTGTAAAGCTAACAATTTCGTTATCAATATACACTGTACCACTGTCTGGAAAGAACTTAGATTCTGTTAATGGAATAAATGTTTGTGTAGCATCAATATCGTCACTAAGTGAAGTAAATGCTCCTTCGTTTGTAACTTCGTAACGCACAGGTAAGTTACCTGAACGCATAAACGCTTCTGTGTTTACGTTTGAGTTACGCATTCTGTGACAGAATACAAAGTTACCGTCTGCACCACGTGCCATCCAGTCAATAAATCCAGCACCATACCAACTGTATTGAATTCCAATCATCTGCATGTACCTAACATCCATATTGTATCCACTTGGTCCTGTGCCGTCCATTCTATCTAAGTTAAATTCTTCTTGTAAAACTTTTTTATCTGTAATTAAGTTAACCTTACATGCCGCAATATTGTTAACACCTCTAAAGTCTGGTGTTACTGTTATTTGTGTTTGAGAATCAACGTTTGCTACAACGTGTGTCATTCCTTTAATAACAACTCTATCTCCAGCTTTTAATTGGTCTCTAAATCTTGTGTTATTACCAGTAATTAAGTTTGAGTCAACTGTAACTTGCGAAGTACCTGCAATTTGCTTTGTACTTGTACGCTGTGCAACACTAATGTTAGATCCATCAAACTCCCAATAAATTCCGTTTTGATCATCAAACACTCCTGAACGTACTGTAGCGCCATGCCATCCAACAACTGTTAGCTGTGCCGCAAATCCTAAGATTGCTGTAGTAGCACCTAGTCTACGTGTTGATAAACATCGTAGTGTTCTTTCATCAACAATTTGTGTAACAGTATATTCGCCGTTAAATCCTGCTGTCTCAACTCCAATAAGTCTAACTTTACCACCAACTTGAGCACCGTGATCGTTATCATCTGTTGTGATAGTAACGATTGCACCTATACCTGTACCGTTAGTTGTAACAGTTCTTAAGTCGTAACTTGGAGCAAATAGAGCACCAGTTGTGTACATAATACCTTTACCTGATTGGTATCTGATATACTTTTTACTTTGTCTAATTGCTTGAGCACCGTGTTGTGGTCCACCTGTTCCTAACTGTACACCACCATCATATGGTCTGTGAATAAAGAAACTATCTGGGCGTAAGTAAACGTTACCTTGGATTCTATCCTCAGTACTATCTCCTGTAAATTCAGATATTGAACCTGGAGCTCTTGTATTATATCTAATTTTCTTAGTTGTCGGAACGTTAATAGCAATAAACGATCCAGCCGCTAGTGTATGATTGTTTGTTCCGCCGTCATCTGAGTTAACATCAACAACAAATGTGTCGCCTGGTACAATACCGTGTGCGTAAGGCCATGAAATTTCAACAGTTGATAACGCTTCAAAGTTTACACTTGTTGCCGCATCAATAGTAGTTGTTGTAAAGTCTGTTAATGTAACACCACTTACAAGATTTAGTCCTCCACCTGGAATACCTGAACCTGTTATACTAACTGTACTTAATCCACCACTGCCGTCTTTAGCTGTAACAATAACTATTGCATCTTGTGCCGGTGTTGCTCCGCCTAATGTGTTACCTGGAATAGTAATTATGTTGCCAATTTCATATCCGCTACCACTTGCATTAATAGCAATACTATATGAACCTGATGTTCTAGTAATATTAAATGTTCCACTTGTTCCTGCGTGTGCTACGTTACTACCAGTTTGTCCTGTGAACACTGTTGGTAATGCCGGAGCACTACCTGTTACACTTGCTGTAGCAATAGCACCTGTTGACCCGTTAACACTATCAATTGTAATTGTTGCATCATTAGCTGGAGTAGATCCGCCAATTAAGTTACCTGCTATTACATAATTTTGTCCTACATGGTAATTAGTACCGTTTGCTGTAGTTACAAGACCAAATACTGTTCCGTTATTTGTAATATTAAATGTTGCACTTGCTCCAGCTAAGTCTGTTAAAGTTTTACCTTCAAACACACCAGCATTTAATGCTACTGGTACACTTGATTCATCTGAACCTTCTATTCTTACATCAGTAATTCCGCCTACACCGTCTGTTGAAACAACTCTCAAGTATACATCGTTTGCTGGGCTTGCGCCGCCTAAGTTAGTACCAGCACAAACAAGTGTATCTGCTGTTGTATAACCTGTACCTGGTACTCCTGTATATTGGATACTATATGTGGTGTTATCTACGTTAATAGCAAATTCAAATGCTGATCCTGATCCACCTGTAAATGATAAGTTAGATCCACCAAAGCTATAGTTTCTAGTTTGAGTTGGTGGTGTACCAATACTCCAACCACCGTTATCTGGGTCTAATGAGCTAATACTACCGCCACTGCCAACTGCTGTAACTTTAGCAACAAAGTCGTTACCGCCAGCATTTTGATTTCCATCTTGTCCTGTGCCACCTAATAATTGGCTACCTGTAATTCTTAATCTATCGCCAACTGCATAACCTGTTGTATCGTTTGGTGAGTTAATATCTACTGTTGTAAATCCGCCGCCTGCAAAGTTAATATCAAAGTTTACTGACCCTATAGTTCCACCGTTTTGTGTAAGTATTGCAGTTGGACCTGTATATGTAATACTTCCACTTAGTGCAGTTCCACTAATAGTTGCGGCTGTAACTGCTCCTGTTCCTGCATTTACTGTTGTAACTAATATTGTTGCATCATGTGCAGGTGTAGTACCACCTAAATTATTACCTGCAACTAATATTCTGTCACCAGCTTTGTATCCTGATCCTGCTTGTGAAATTGCATCTACTGCATACGCTGTGCCGGTTCTTGAAATTGTAAACTCTCCATTAGTACCTGCTGGAGCAGTAAGTGTTCCTGTTACACCTGTGTATGTTTCTGTATTTCTTGTAATTGTGCTTGTAAATGCACCACTCATACTAATTGTAGTACCAGCAACGGTGTTAACAAAAATAGCATCTCCGCTACCGTTGTCAGCCGCTTGGCCTGCAACAATACCTGTTGTGCTTGAAACTTGGATGTCTGTGTTTCCAATAGAAATATCTTGTGTTAAGTTTAGTGCTAACGCTGTTCCGCCTGGCGTACTTGAAATTGCAGTAACCTGTGTTCCTGTTGGGAATGCCGCGTTAACAATTGGTGCACCAACTTCTGGTATATCACCTGTAAATGCTAATCTGTTTTCACTAATTTGAGCCGCCAAACTTAGTGTCATAGTACCGTTTGTACCATTACTAAACACACTAAACGCTGGCTGTCCAACACTTGCTCCAGTGTAGAATGCACCTTTACGTAACTGTGTATACGTTGTTGAAAGTACTTGTCCGCTTGTTGTTCCAACTTTTGCTTTAGCAAAGAATGTAAATGTATTTGATGATGGTATAGTATCAATAATAAATGATCCTTCACCACGTGCCGCACCTACAATACTATCTTCGAGTGCTTTAATTGTAATTGGAATTCCTGCTAAAAATCCGTGAGCACTTTGAGTAGTAACTGTAATTTTTGAAGCACCAATTCCTGCTGTACCAGCTGAAGCATCTGTAATAACAGTTAACACTGGGGTGTCAGTTCCTGGTAGCTCGTATACACTTGGATAACCACGCATCATACCAATAGCTGACCATTTAGTAGGCTGTAGTCCGTACTCAAAGTCAGCATCAAGCATACTTAAAGGAGGAGCAATACGCATACGTTCAATAGCGTCTGTGCCAAAATCAAATGGTCTTGTTCTTTGCTCTGGCGAATCAATAAAGATTTGTAATTCGTCTGTTGTTAATTGTCCTACAGTGTTCCATGTAAGATCTAAAATTGTAACAGCATCTGTTGTTTGTAAATATTTTGGAAAGTCTGGATCTGCGTTTTCGTTGGAATCTGTACTATCATATTTTGGTACATATCCGCTTGAGTCTCTTGGTGTTACATCATCAACTCTAGTAACTTTACCGCCTTTAGTTGCATCTGTAAAGTTGTAGATAACTTCTGTCTTAGTTGTGTTAGTAACAATTAATAAGTCACTAGCATCATAGTTACCTTGAAATCTTACGTGTCCTAATCCTTTACGCTCAAATGTTGGTAATGCACTCGTACCAGTAATTAGTACGCTAATAACAATTCCTGAAAGTGTTTGAATTCTTGATCCAGCACCACTTTCTCCAGTTGCACTATTAGTTATTTGTGCAACATTACCTTGGTATGGAGATCCTTGTGGACTGTTATTGAACACATGGTTAACAATTAAGTCTCGTGTAAATTCTTTTGCTTTAATTTCTGCTTGTCTATCGCCATCAACTTGTGCGACATCTTGTTCCCAATATGTATTTGAAATTCTTGTTGTTTCTTCGTTACCTGTGTAACGTAAGTCGTGAGCCCAAGCATCAATGTTGTAGCCTGTGTCACGTTCGCATCTTGCTGAATCATATGTATAACCAACAAAGCCAGTAGCATTATCGTTTACTTGTTGTAAAATCCATGCCGCAACTTCTTTTTTAATAAAATCTTTGTTAGTTGTAAGTAGTGCCCAAGCATTTGGATATGTGTTATCGTTTAATCCTAATCCTGGGTAAAACTTGTAATTATAAATCTTTTTCTTAGCCATTCTTTATGCTCCAAATGCTACTGCAAGGGCTGTTGCCGTTGCGTCTACATAACTTTTACTTGTTGCGTGGGTGCCTACAGTAGGCTGATTATTTAGTACCACGTTGTTTACAATGCTGACATCACCGTTAATTGATGCACCATTCATATTTATACTTGATGCTGAACTGTCTGGATTAGATGCCATATCAATTGTATGTACTTTAATCTGTGACGGTGTATTATATCCAATTTCTACATTGTCAATACTACCTGGAGTTGCACCAATACTATTAATTGTTAGTGTGCCGTTAATTACTGATAATGCTGTGTTATTCAAGTAATTAACTTTGAAAACTCCGCCTGTTACAGCAAGGCTATCAAAACTATTTGATACCTGTGTGCCAGTGTCATCGCCTGCATCATCTGCCGCAGGAACATAAGCAACAAAAGGAGTTCCGTTGAGCAAAATACTTTGAACGTCAATTACCGGAGTAGTTAACTTGCCAGCTGTATCAACTGTAAAGTTAGGACTTTCAAATCCGTTCTGTGCTTGGAATTTATCGTTAATTACTGTTGCCATTTATTCCTATTTCCTTAGATTGCACTTAATGCTTTAACTACAATAGTACCTTGCATCGAGCTATGTATTGTACACTGATATTGATAGTTGCCGCTAATGTTAGCTGGTACTTGCCAATATAATGTTCCACTTACTTTACCTTGTGCTGATGAACCTGTTGATTCTGTTCCGTCTAATGCAACATGAACAAGTCCGTTATCATATGCAGAACCGCCACTTGTTTCAATTTGGAATGGATGATTTGCTCCACTGTTAATTTTAAATGCAATAGTTGCTCCTGCCAAAGCATAAATTGTTGGATCTTCTGTGTTGCCGTATTGACTAAACTTATATCCGTTATTACTATCAGCTGTTACAGTTAATAGTGTTATTGCAGGATATGCAATCATATCGTATGTATTTGGACTATCTATCCAATTAGTTCCGTTATACACAAGTACGTTACCTGCTGTTGCTCCTGTTAAATCTGTATCTGATAAACTTGCAAACGTTGGAACTGTACCGTTAATTGTAACTGTATCACCTGTTACTGCTGTAGTAATATTTGTACCACCTGCAATAGTTAGTGTGTCAGTTGTGCTATCAGCTTGTGCTATTCCTGAATCAGATTGTACGTTACTGAAAGCGTTTTGGTTAGCTTCTCCTGATAATGCATCACCACTATAGTTAAATGTTACAGTGTCGCCAACAATACTAGTTGTAATATTAGTACCGCCTGCTAGTGTTAATGTATCTGCTGTTGCGTTTGCAGTAGTTGTACCTGTATCCGCATCAACAGTTGCATAAATGTTTTGTAGGCCACCTGCCGCTGGTGTAATGAAAGTAAATGTTCCGTTACCGTTTGCAGATAAAACTTGTCCACTTGATCCATCTGTAATACTTAAATTAATAATTGATGTTGGAATAGTTGGCTTGTTGTTTAAATTGTTGTAGTTTGTAAAGTACGAGCTGTCAAAGCCATCAAGGGTGCCAGCATCAACTGCCGATCCGCCTGATGATACGTCAACTCCAGGTGCCCATTTGCCTCCGTCCCATTTAAGAACGTTGCCAGCTTGTGGCGCTTGTGAAGTTGTATCAACATCTGATAAACTATTAATATTTCCGATGTATGCAATTGGTTTTAACGGGTCTGTATAGTTAGGAATTGCACCTGCACTTGCATCTAATAGCATCTTGCGCCAAGCACTTGAGTGTGCAACATAAACTGTTCCGCCTTCATGTACGTGTAGCATTGCACCATGATATGTACTTGTGCTAATTGCATTCATTTGGTTTAACGTTGCGGCATGAAACGATATTTTGTTAATCTTTGCATCGTCATTTTGCACATCAAGTTCTAAACTTGAATTTACAATGTCTTTAATATTTGTTCCGTCGCCTAAAGCGTTATACAGCTCGTCGACGTTAGCATTAACCTTAGTAGCACCTGCTCTAAGATTATCACCAGTACCGTCGTTTGCGGCTGTACCTAAGTTAATTGTTGATTTTGCCATTCCTTTTACACCTTATCAAATGTTATGTTTGTATTGTCGAAATACGTAGTTGTTGCATCAAAAGTATTTACCCCAGACTCCTCTACACTGGATACATCTGCGACTATCGCAGGAGGAGTAAGCTGATGAATAGTTTTTGCATACGTAGCATGAAAAATTAACTTTGCGCCAGCATAAATGTTTGACGTTGGACTAGCATTAATTTTACATACACTTGCATCAACTGTAACAGATAAATTTACTAACTCTTGGTTAATACTTGATCGTCCAAATATAGTTGCAACAGCTCTATCTGGTCTAGCAACTACTGAAAGTTGCATAATTTCTTTTTCGTTTGAATCAAATTCTACCGTAATTTGATACACTGCACTACTGTATTCACCTAAGTGAAACTGGTCAACTACAGTATTATACTGTACGCCAATCCAGCTACCTCTATAGCTAAAACTTGATCTGTCTGGCAGATGAATAGTGTTATTTGCACCTTTAGTAAAAAGATTTGTCAGAAGTTTATTCATTGTTCATGCTCCATATTGTATTTATCGTTTTACAAAGATATGTAACAGTACAATTAAGTTAGATCTACTAAGCTATGAGCAAACTGACTTAGGTTATCGAACGTTTCTGTTTGGTTTTTTAGGTCTTTGTTAGCAAACGTATTTAACTTCTTAGCTGTTTCAACACCATGTCCTGTACGCACTAGTATGGGCTTTGCTTTTGCTTTAACCGCCGCCTTTAAATCGCTAATTTTGTCACCTACATACACTCCATTCTTCCAGTCAACACCAATTTCAGAGGCCGCCCGTTTAAACATACCTGTATTAGGTTTGGCATATACATCGTCTTTTAAATTAGATGTACTATAATACAATCCGTTGATACTTTTACACCCTATTTTCCAAAGTAGCTCTAACATATAATTATTAACAATGTCAACATCTACAGGATCCATAATTCCCTTCATAATACCTGCTTGATTAGTAAGAATAACTACATCATATCCTTTATTACGAATCATTTTAACTGCTTCTAAACTTCCTTCAATGGGTTTAAAATCTTCAGGCTTTGTTACATACGTGCCAATGTCTACATTTATTGTTCCATCTCTGTCTAGTCCTATTACAGGGGTACTCATCTTAAGGTCTCCATCTATCGTCTGACCAGCCATGTATTTCTGAGTTAAACCAGTCTAATTCATAAAGTTTTATTGAGTCTTCAGCTGTCAATGTTTGCTTCCATTTGTCAACAAACGCTAAAGTTTTGTCATTTAATTTGCATACATGTTCTTGCACAAAGTCTGCCGCTTCGTGTGTAAGTGGATGTACTTCGGGTTGATGTAAGTGTAAAAGTTCTGGATTTGGATCTGGTATACTAGTTGGTCTTGTGTTAAAAAATTCATCATCAGTACCAAAACCTAATGCATTAAGTATTGGTGGGCATGTAGTTTTAATATCATCTTTATATTTTTCCATTATAGCTCTTACATCTTCTAGTTCTAAATACTTGTTTTTAATATTAAACTCTTTACTAAGTTCTTCCCAACCTTCAGTAGGTTCTCTAAATCCAGTTGATATAACTTTACATCCTAGGCTTTCTAATGCTTTGTGTGTACTGCTTATTAATGCACAGTCACGCATTGTAGCCCAGGCCATGTCAGCCCATTGCCACATAGATTCATAACGCCAGCTATTAAGTACAAAAGGAATATCTTGTCCAACCGTTACTTTACTAAAGTTTCCAGGAGTATGCCAACCGTTGCCCATATGAAATCTATCTTCTCTAAAAAAACTTGACCATTGTAATAAAATAATATCGTCTTTGTTTAGATTATGTTCAGTATGTGCTTCCCATAATTTTGTTGAGATATATTGATTGCCTGCGCCGCTACGTCCCCAGTTCTCTCCAACTGTGGCTCCTTCTTGTTTATAATGATGTATTAAAATGTCAGCCCAAGTAGGATAAAAATACTGTGTTAAACTGCAACCAAAAGCAAATATTCTCACACCAGTCTCCGTAATAACTGAAGCATTAATTTGTGAGGAATAGTTTTTGTTTTATCAAATTCTAATTTGTGCTGTATTGACTGTTCAACATGATCTTTTGCACCTTGTGGAATTGATTCGTACTGTTTTAAAATACTATCAGTGTCAAATAATTCTAACCCGTGCATTACTAGTGTATAGTTATATTCGTTAAACAAAACTTTTTTGGTATGCGTGGTCAAATCGTCAGCAATAGGCATTCTTACTTTCCACATGCGTAAATTTTGATCTAAACTGTCTGGAATTGGTGTTTCTGATACTGCTTTCCAAAACGGTGTATCTCTTCTTTTAGTAATGTAGTGTAAGGCAATAAAATCTCTAATGTTATCCATAATAGCAGTAACTTCAAGATTATATCTGTTAGTTGTTTCTTTATTATAATTTATAAGACGTTGTGCTAATAAAAATGTTTGATTAATACTACTACCAATGCTACTAGCTTCTAAAGGCTCTACAAAACTTTGACTTAATCCAATTGCACATACGTTACCTATCCAAGCCTTGTCTAATGTACCTGGATCAAATTTAATATGCTTTGCTACTTCGACTCCGTAACCTAAGTATTTTTCAACTTCAGTATGTGCTTGTTCGGCTGTAATAAAATCGCTATCAAAAATATAACCATTGCCTGTACGTCCTTGAACAGGAATACGAAACATCCAACCAGCGTCCATTGCTTTTGCTAATGTCCAAATTGGAATTTGATCCTCTTCAGCTGTAGGAAATACAATAGCTTCTTTCATTTTAAGATACTTACTATAACTTTGCCATTCGGCACCTACTGCGTTAATTAGTAAACGACTAAATCCTGTACAGTCTATATAGAAGTCGTATTCATATACTTGTTTTTCACCTTGTATAGTTGACACATTGTTGTTTTCTGATACACTTACATTGATAATTTCATCGTCGATAACATTGATGCCTTTGTCTATTGCAAAGTTTGTTAGAAAGTCATTTAATTTAGCAGTATTAAAATGATATTGTGCTACACCAGTGTCATTTGGGCGTTCATCCATAAACTTGTTAAATGGTGTTTCGTTATTCCAAAGGTATTCGCCGGTAAGTTCTCTTGCACTTACTTTTTCGCCAATTAGTTTAGCATATGCAATTGGCGCTCCTAGTTGTTCAGAAACATAAGGCTCATGGACACTTTGTAAGTACGGAGTTTCACTCCAGTCTTCAAACATAATACCAGATTTAAAACTAGCATCACATTCGTTAATAAGGTGGCCTGTTTGAATGCCAACAAAATCCATAAATGTAGACCAATGTTCGGTAGATCCTTCACCAACACCAATAGTTCCAATCTTACTAGAACGTATTACGTCAATTTGGAAGTTTGGGAAACTTGTTTTTAAAATTAATGCTGACACAAAGCCTGCTGTGCCGCCACCTACTACTGCTATTTTCATTTTATTCCTAGTGGTCTAAAGTATACCATCCGCTTATAATGTACTTAACACCTTTGTAGATAGGATTACCCCGATGTGGATGTGTAAACGATGTAGGAAAGATAGCTAGTCTGCCTGGAGCTGGTTTAATCTTGTGTCCTTGGTATAAGAACTCTGTTTCACCGCCTTCTTCAACTCCATTTAAGTACAATGTATATGCTAACACTCGAGTACTTGTTGGTACATCTGCATTTTCACAGTGCCATGCATGATATCCCTGATGTGGTTTTGTTTTTTGAACACTCATGCCCTTTGCTGTATGCTGGAATAGTAATCCAAGGCTTTCGTATTTTGTTTTATACTTTTCTAAATAAGTTTTATTAAGAGTTTCAAAAAAGAATTTACATAAGTCTTCATCTGCATGATAATGACTATTATGATTAGCCCAGTCCATATATATGCGTTCGTCTTGATTACGGTCAATACCTTGCTGTTGTATTGCTGTCATTTGCATTGAAGATAGCTCTTCAAACCTTTTAATTATTTGTTTACAATAATCAATTGGGTATACGTTGTCGTATACTTCAACTCCGTCAAAATTATCATCCATATTAGTCTCCTATATAAAAAACTGCTGATTCATTCTGTAGTTATCATTTACAAACATACCTGGTTTAACATATGCAGTATGTAAAACTGCTTGATTATACAATATCATTCTATTAAACGACATTGGAATCATTCCAATCATTTCCCAATCATGTGAGCTATCGGTAATATAGCTAGTTACTGGAATTTTACCTTCAACATCCATAGTAACATTAAAGTCATTGTTTACTACATCATCTGTGTAAAAATGTTTACCGCCAAATTCATAAAAACTTGTGCCTCCAGCAGATTCATTTTCGTCGTTTAGATAAATTGTACTAGCAAGATTCATGCCTGAACGATTATCTTGGTGTGGAGCAAGTGGTGGCAAGTCTTCAGATTGCATAACATTAATCATAAACGTTGCGTTCATAAAACTTTTTTGCATGTAATCATGCGGCCAATTTAGCATCACTTCAGGAAAAAACTCTTTAGCTAGGCTATTATATATAGGTGCCATACCAGATAATTCATAAAATGCATTAATACGTAGTGCAGGATTGCCGCCTCTAATTCGTCTATTAACAGATGCTGGAATATCTAATGCAAGTTGTCTTACTAGATAAGGATTTTGGTAAAAATTATCAACTACTAATACTCGTACGCCAGCTTTTCCAAACTTATATACTCTTGTATCTAAATTTTCGTTGATAGCAAATGCTTCTTCTTCGTTAATTGTATTTTTAATCATCTTGTTTCTCCGATAGCACAAAATTTGCACTAATTGTTGACCTTAATTGGTCGCTAGTATTATTAGATACGTAATGCTCTAAGTTACTAGGAAAAAATACAATATCACCTTCTTCTAAAGGAGGTGTTACTCTGTTATTGTATCTGAATGGTTGTGTAGTTAATGATGGAAGACCTGACTGATGTAAAAAATCATATGCTTTGTTGTAGAATACAAAGTTACCACTGTCTTTAGGAGTATGCATCATATATGCACAACTAATCTGTGCTACGCCTACATGATTATGTACTTCTTGGTAAGACCCAGGTTTGTATTTGTTAAGCCAACACTCAATCCTATAGTCTAATGTTAAGTCTATATTAAAATTTTCAAGATATTCGTTTAACCCTGTAATTGCTGATCTAATAAAAGTTTTAAATGGTAAGTTTGAAGCCTCAGGGTTACCATAAGTAGTGTCTACAGGACTATACCAAGAAGGGACTCTACTAAAATACTCTTCTTTATCAAGTATGTCAGCAAAGTCTTGTTGTACTTGCTCATGCTCCGGTAATTTAATCTTATATACTGGAATTGAATATAAGTTTACTAGCATTAGTTTTTCATTTCAATTAGTTTGCCGTACTCAGGTAAGTAACAATATTCCATTTCACTGAGATATAGTGTACGTACAGCATCATCCAAAGTTTCAACAAGTGGTTCGCCGCCTAAGTTAAAACTAGTATTAAAAATAATTGGAATGCCAGTTTTTTTATAAAACTCTTCAATAAGTTCATAGTAGTGTTTGTTCTGTTCTTTAGTTACAGTTTGAATTCTACAAGTACCATCAACGTGAATAATGCTTGGAATCTTTTCTGCAATACCTTCTTGACAATCCATTGCATACATCATATGCGGAGTTTGTTCTAACCCACGCATATCAAACCATTCATGTGCATGTTCTAACATGATACTTCCTGCAAAAGGTCTAAAGTATTCTCTACGTTTTACGTTGTTTACGTAATCTTTGCCATCTTCAAATGTTGGATCAAACAATATACTTCTATTACCTAATGCACGAGGGCCGTTTTCACTCTTACCTTGGAATAATGTTACAATGTTTTTGTTTCTAATAAGTTCTACAACTTTTTCGTTGTCAGAATCAACAATAGAAGCACCATATTTGTTTGCAGTTTCTTCAATTTGGGCATCGGTGTATGTATACTCAAATCCTTCATAAATTGTTTCTGCATAGTGTCGTACAGTTTTGTCTTTTGTAGTTTGATGGTACACTAACATAGCCGCACCCATTGCAGTACCTGCATCATTACTAACAGGTTCAACATATAACTTAATATTTTCTTTGTTTAGTTTATCAAGATACCAATAGTTTGCAACACAGTTAAGTGCATAGCCGCCACTTAGTACTACATTTTTATTACCTGACATTTCAACTGCTTTAAAGATAAGGTTTAAAACTTCTTGTTGTGATCCTTCTTGTACTGCATATGCTAAGTCTCTACGGTTTTCTTGTGTAGTTAGGTCAGTATTACTGTCAACTATGTCTTGTGATGTTTCTAAGTATTCATATTTTGCTTCATTAACTAATGCCGCATTTGGATATGTTGGAATAATAACATTTCTATCACTTGTACGCCATTTACTACCATTAGCGTCTGAATAAATTGGAGGAATATTTAAGTTTTTCTTACCATACGGAGCAAGCCCCATTGTTTTACCAGCTTCAATAGGTTGAAATCCACAATATTGTGTTACTGCTTCGTATGCTTTAACAATACCTGCACTATCATCTAATATAAGTTCATGGAATCCTTCTTCGCCTTCGCGATCTGATGGAATATACGGAATACGTGTTCCTGGAAACGGTCCATTCCCGCCTTGGTGCTTATATAAAGTTTTAAAGTTATCAGGATATGCACAATTAAAAATACTTTCACATTCCCATGACATATATTCTTCATTAAACACACCCATATTAATGTTCATAGGAATAAATGTTCCTGCTCCGTCAACAATAACACTTACTGCTGATTCAAACCCTGAACGATAAAATGCACATGCCGCATGTAGTTTATGGTGTATGTGGCTTAAATCAATAACTTGTCTATGGTTATGTTGACCGTCTGCTGTATAAGCATTGTCATGTCTATCAATTAATCCTAACTTTCTTGCTAACCCAGTATACATATCGCCGCCACTAAAGTCAATTCTGCTTGACTCTGCTAACGGTTGTGTGTGTGCTACTACAAGATAGTCTAATTTGTCTGTGTACTCAAGGAATTTAATCATTGCGGCAAGAGGTCCACCATCGTATTTTTTACGAGTTAAACGTTCTTCTTCAATTGAAAATACAATTTCGCCATCTTTTAATAATACGGCGCCGCCGTTGTGTCCTCTTGTAATCGCTCCAATCCACTGTGTCATATGTTTTCCTTTTATATTTCTTTATATACTGTATGTAGTTGCAATCCCACTGATTGCTGATAAGATGTGAACTTTAACATTAGTTAAGTTCTACATCATAAGTAAAATCAACTACAAATACTTTTCTTTCTTCTAATGTAGGGTATACTCCGTGATAAACTTTACCATCCATTACTACTACATCGCCTGCTATGCATTTTATCATATCACTAACTAGTTCACCTGTTACAGGATTCATAGTAATTGCTTTTAATTTGCCATTTAACGGTGTTAATGTACTCACTGATATTGTGTTTAAAAACATAACACAAGTCATTATACGTTGGCCTCTATCTTCATGTGTGTGTAATCCCGAAAATGCATTCTCAGGATATGTTAGCCACCAACACTTCTTAAATTTTACGTTTTTAAATTGAAACTTTTCTATAGATGTTTTAATCCATTCTAAGTATATACCTTGTTGGTCTACATTATACGGATATGAAAAGTCATCATCGTTATATTGTATAATTGCACCACCGTAATCTACATGCGACTTTGGTGGATTATCAAATAGGTCTAAAAATTTATTATAGTCTGCATACTTGTCTTTACTAATCCAATAATCAGGTATTCGGCCATTATAACATAACCAAAAAAAGTCTTTATCGCCTTGATATGCAGTATCTAAAGTTTCTATATCCATTATATTACACTTTCATATTCAAAGTCTACAACAAATACATGTCTATCTTCTAATGCAGGGTAAGAACCATGAAATACTTTACCATCCATAATTACCATTTTGCCTTCAATAGGATTATGCGTTAAGTAAGTAATTTCACTGTCTGCTGGTTGAAGTGTAGTTAAACATCCTGCCAACGGATATGCTACACTTGGTTTTGGAGTGTCTAAAAATAATACACTAGTAAGTTGTCTACCTGGTTGATGACAGTGTAATCCGCTATATGCACCTGGAGGATATTTTACACCCCATGCTTTTTGAAAGTCTTTTATTCTAATAGGCAAATTTTGTAATTGAAACTTAATAAAGGACAAGTATTCTTTTATAGGATCAATATCTGTAGGATATTTCATATCTCGTTTGTAATACAATGTTCCATTGCCATAATCAACATGTCTTTCACTAGATTCGTTAAACAGCTTTAGGAACTTTTTGTACCCAGGATAGTACAAGTCATCTACAACCCATGTATCAAGTGCTTGTAGCTTCTGTACATCAGGCTCTACCATAGTGGTAATACCACTTAAAAAACTATCAGGTGAAGGAAAGTTAGGACCACTCATTTTACTGACCTGTGTGACCTAAGATTTTTGCTTGTTGTTTATTACCATGTGATGCACCATCTGCATGTACTACTCCATGAGTCGGGCAGACTTCCCCTTGCTGTTCTTGTGGAACGTGGTTTCCGGTGTAGCTTCTTGGCTTACCCAAACGCTTGCGAGTACTTGTAATAATTTTCTTAAAACTTTCATCATCTAACTCCATAACTTCGTCATTAAATCTTTCAATTGAATCTTCCATTGTAAGTCTAATAGGACTAAACTTACGTCTACCTTCTCCTAGATCAATAATATCAAAGTCAGGAGAATTAGGATAAGAAATATTAATTGGATATGTACTTCCAATAACACTAGTACATGTTGTCCCTAATGCTTTTGCCATATGTTGTCCTAAACTATCACATCCAATAAAATGATCAGCAATTTGAATTACACTTGACCATACTCTTACATCTGGAATCTGCGGAACTGCTACTGGAACTTTAGTATTTTCTTCAATAATTACAGGAAATTCGCTCATTATAATTACAGCATAGTCATCACGTAAATCTTTACAAATACGTATAACATCATTTAGATGAAAGCTTCTGCTTGTACCGTCAATTACAAAGTCGCCCATGTTTTCGGCTGTACGACCAAATGGTTGAAACACTACTACTTTGTCTTTACCTGTTACTGCTTTAATTTCTTCAACAACTTTATAACCTTGTACAAGTTCATGCTTGTTCATATGTATTGTTGGGTCAGGTAAATCTCTAACGCCTTCGTTATTAATTGCAATATCAAATGCTTGTGCTAAACTACACTTTTGATTATAGTATTCCCAAACTCTGTATGGTTCTGGTGAATAACAATCTCTGTCTTTAATATAATCTTTAAACAAGTTTTTATGCCAGTTGTCGTATGCTAGTTCATGTAGTTGCGGATGACCTTTATAAAAGTCCATTCCTCCTTCACAAACAATAATAAAGTCTTGATCTGTTTTGTAGAGTTTCTCAAACGCTGGAATACTTGCGACAACTCTGCCTGCTCCACCGTTGATAAAATATGCTTTTTTGCGTTCCAATGTTTTCTCCTGTATAGTACAAATATTTATTGGTAGGACAGTTTACAGGAGGCTGATCTGGTAGTCATAAAAAAAGGGCCTAGTGGCCCTTAATTTATTAATTTATAATGCTAAATCTATTTTTTACCTGCAACCTTTTGAGCGGCAATTCCTACGTCAATAGCAAATGCACCATCTCTGTACGGATCTTCTGGATCACTTGAAGTATCTGGATCACGCATATCTTTAGGTTGTACTGGCCACATCATAACTGCTTGCCATGGCTCGTATCCTCTTGCTTCCATTACTGACGGTAGATCTCTTAACTGCTGTCTAAAGTTTTTCCATCCATCCTGGATAGATTCTGGAGCATCACTCTGTCCAACTTTAGCATCTGTATCGTGTAAGTCTGCATCTCTTACATCTCTAAGGTCTTGCCAAGTTAAGGCTTTATTTGTGCCTGTTGCTTCCCAATCATGAACTCCTAATACAAACTCTTGTGTGTCAAAGTTGTAAGTAATATTCCATTCGTCGTAAACATCTCTTGGTTCTAATTCATCTGTGTATTCAACGTCCATGTATCCATCTGGTGCGTCCCAAAGAATTTTCCACTCTCGTTGGCGTCTCATTAATACTTGTTCGTCTTTACCATCGTCATTACCAATTTCGCATAGTAAAGGATTTTCTTTACAATCAACTGTTACTCTCATAATGTCTAGACCATGTGGACGTTCTAAATCTGCTTTTGTCCATAAACACCAACCAGATTCTTTACCGTAGTCTACACTTGCTGGGTCGTTTTGCACTTCAAACGTTAAGAATTCAGGACCTTTATAAGTAAAGGTACCAGTTTTTCCTTGCGTAAAGCTATTCATTCTCCACTCGTCCCAAACTGGGTAAGTAAATGTTTTTTCAATTTTTCTCATGTTATTCAGCTCCTAAAACTATTTATCATTTACATGAATGTTATTCGAACAACGCCTGAGCCGCCTTGTCCAGATCCGCCTGCACAGCACTTAGCCCAGTTATTACAATATGAACTAACGCCTGGCATTCCGCCACCTGCTGGCCACTCAATGTGGCAACCGCAGTTACACCATGCTTCGTTAGTTACTGATACTGTCATTTTTCCAATTAATGGAGGTTGTCCTGATCCTGAATACTGATATACACAGTGACAGTAACCATGTCCTGGCTCCCATCCTGTAGATCCCATCATTCCAAAATCTGCTCCAAAAATTCCGCATATATTACAGTTTTCACAACCAAAGTGAGTGTGTCTTGGACCCCATGCGTCTCCATTACACATCCAACCACCACAGCCGCCTACTGTACAAAAATTCGATAAGTTATATCCGTTTACATAACTTTTACAACCCATGCTTGCACCACAAGTGTGTGACTTACCACATGGCCAAGCGCCACCAGCACATACACTGTACTGACATCCTGGAGCTGTAGCAACAGTCTTAGACCCGTAATTGCCACCTGCGCCACCAATTGAAAATGAACAACAGTTACAACAAGTGTGGCCTGGGCCACCGCCTCCGCCTGACCAAACTTCAAATGTTACTGTACTTGCACCATCTGGTACACACCAGTAACAACATCTACCGTTTGCTTGCTGACAACAACCTGATTGTCTAGCACACTGATGACATTGCATGCCACGTTCGTTGTAGATCCATTGCACACCCATGTTGTTACCATTACCATGAGCAATATCTGCTGAGGTAATCGATGCGTCTGTTATGCTGTCATTTGCTACTTTTTTATAACTTGCGTATGTTGCCATTTCTTATCCTTACTATGCGAATGTTATTCTTACCATGCCTGATCCGCCCATATTACCACCTGAACAACATTTTGCCCAGTTACCACAATATGAACTCTGTCCTGTTTGTCCGCCGCCTGCTGGCCAGTTAACATAACATGCACAGTTACACCACGCTTCTGCGTTTGCACCTGCACTATGTTTACCTACAAAAGGTGCTGATCCTGACATTCCCCAGTCTGCTGATTTACATTGACATCCACCGTGTCCGCCTGTTACTCCGGTTGATCCCATGATTCCAAAGTCTGCTCCAAAAATTCCGCAAATTAAACAGTTTGCACATGTTTGTGTATGGTTTGGTCCCCATGCACCACCGTTACACATCCAACCTGGACATCCACCTACTGTACAAAAATTACTTAAATTGTGTCCGTTTACATAACTCTTACAACCCATACCTGCTACACAAGTATGTGATTTACTGCAAGGCCATGATCCTCCTGCACATACTGAATATGTACAACCTGGACACGTACTAATAGTTTTTACTGCGTAGTTACCGCCTGATCCACCTGCTGAAGACTGACAGTTATTACAACAAGTACCACCTGCACCTGCGCCTCCACCTGACCAAATTTCAAATACTACTTTTGAAGTGTTAGCTGGAACTGTCCAGTAACAACACTTACCATTTGCTTGTTCGCAACAGTCGCCAGCATCTGAACATGCTTGACAATACATGCCGCGTTCATTGTAAACCCACTGTACACAATATTTGTTACCTGCGCCTGCACCTAGTTTAGCCGCTGTAATACTATTGTCTTGGAAGTTGTCTGCTGTTAATGTTTTATAACTTGCGTATGTTGCCATTATTTTCTTTCCTTATACAAACGTTATCTTTACTATGCCAGATCCGCCTTGACCTGATCCGCCTGAACAACATTTTGCCCAGTTACCACAGTAACTAGATGTTCCAGGAACTCCGCCACCTGATGGCCAAACAATATGACATCCACAAGCACACCATGCTTCATTAGTAGTTGTACCTGCGTATACTCCCATACCTGCGGCCGCTCCTGACCAACCTGTTTGTCCGTGACATCTACAAGTTGTTGTACCTGCTTTCATACCCATGCCGCCCATCATTCCGAAGTCAGCACCAAATATTCCACAAATTAAACAGTTAGCACAGTTTGATACAGCATGTCTTTGACCCCATGCGTCTCCATTACACATCCAACCGCCACATGCACCAGTAACACAAAAGTTACTTAGATTGGCTCCGTTAACATAGGATTTACAACCCATGCCCGCTGAACAAGTATGTGACTTACCACATGGCCAACTTCCGCCTGCACAAACACTATATTGACATCCTGGTTGAGTATCTACCGTTTGTATTGCATAGTTACCACCTGCTCCGCCAATAGCAAAAGAACAACAGTTACAACATGTGTGTCCTGGACCACCGCCGCCACCGCCCCAGATTTCAAATGTTACTTTATAAACATTGTCTGGTGCACACCAGTAACAACATCTACCATTTGCCTGTTGACAACAGCCACTATTTCTAGCACACATATGGCATTGCATACCACGCTCGTTAAACACCCATTGTGTTCTACGACAAGCGCCTGCTCCAGGAGTCAGCTTAGATCTAGTAATAGATCCATCTGGTATTCCTTCCGAAGTAATCTTCTTATAACTGCTGTATGTTGCCATCTACGTTTCCTTAATAATTCTTTATACAGTAAAGATACGCCATCCGTAGCTATCGCCCGAATAAACAATATCAAAAGCCGCGCCTTCTGAATTGACAGTTAAGTCTGCACTATCACCTTGTATTAGTTTACTGTTTCTACCTAGTGTCAACGCATTGGAATCAAAAGTTTTTCTTAAGTCGAAGAATCTTACGATATCACCCACTGCTGGACTACCTGGTAAAGTAACTGTAAAGCCGCCACCGTTAGTGTCACAGAACAACTGTTGTCCTGATTGTGCCGAATATGTTGTTGTTACTGTCACGCCATTAAGAACGCCTACTGGTAGCCAAGCAGTACCATTGTATAATTCTAAGTTTGTTAACTCAGTATTAAATCTTAGTGCTCCTGCTCCAGCATTGTCTGTTCTTTGTGCCGTAGTTCCAAAAGGGACAGTTAAACCTGGTGAACCTACTGATAATCTTCTTCCCATTGCTTTATCCTATCCTTATGTTATGCCGCCGGTACGGCTGTTTCAATACCCATAACCATTGAGGTTACAGATGACTGACTCGATCTTACCACAACTTTTTTAGTTGCGTCAATTACAATACCAGTTCTTTCTAGTACGCCATTTGGACCAACGGATACATCATACTCTAAGTATTCTGCCGCTCCTGGTGAATCTCCAGTACTTGTTGATAATCTAATGTTGGTTGTGTTTGAACCTCTGTTACAAAAGTTCACAGTAACAACACTATATGTATCAGCAGGTACTGTATAGATCGTAGTATTTGTATTTGCTGTAAGATCGCTTGATCCTAATATTCCTGATGCCATTTTATTACTCCTATGTTAGTATTTAGCCATTATGTTTTACTTGTTAAAAAGAACGCAAATGCAACTGGGCTTCCACTTACACCGCCGTTAAAGTTCATTCCCGTAGTTACAGTAATTGGACTATTATCGGTTGTACCTATTGTATTACCAGTAATATTTATTTTACCTGCTGTAACTGCGTTAACGTTCAGAGAGCTACTACCTCCACCAATCTGTGAATTGATGTATGTAATAATTGCTCTTTGTGTCGGAACAACGTTATCTGAATTACCACTAAATGTACCATCTGTGCTAAATTCATTAATAACAGCGCCGCCTTGTCCTAAGCCAACTGCACCTAATGACAATTCTTGTAGTCCTGCTAAACTAAATGCACTTGTATTTAAACTCGCAGATCCTGTTGACTGTTCAACGTTGAACAATCTACCTACTCTAAAGTTACCATCTTGGTCAGTACTTGTGTAGAATATTCTACCTCCGCCTGATTCAGTAACTTCGTCACTTGGATCGTTAGCATAAACAGGTGTTCCTGGATAGTTAGTGTTACTGAAGTTACCAGTACCAATATCTAGGAAGTCGTGTCCTGTTAATCTTACTTGACTAAATCTCTTTCTAATTGTAATGTTAGTACCATGCTCTGGAGCAGTTTCAACTCCTAAGTCTGGTGATACTTGTAAGTTAGCAGTATAGTTACCTGCACTACCTAAAAGTTCTCTAACAAACACAATTTTAAAGAATCTATCATCGCCGTCTAGTTGTAAGTTTGCACCTTCAACTGGAATATCACTCATTCCGTAAACGTTCATAAACTGTGCCGCTTGATAAATGTCAGCATATCCATCTCCGCTTACTGTTCCGCCAGCTGTTTCAAAGTCTATACCTCTTGATGTCCATGTAGGTTGTGCTAGT